AAAAATTGAGTATGAAATATAAGAAAGAAGATATTATAGATGCTATTGTTAAGATGCGTATTGAAAAAGGCGCTTCTACTAAAACAATTATACAAGAATTCTTAATGACTGAATTAGGATATAAACAAAGTTATTCATATCAACTACTTCAAGAAGCCAGAGGTAAGATAGTTGAACTATATGATACACAAAATAAGGAATTGGCTAATGAAGCATTAGGTCATTTAGAATCTATGTATGAAGATGCTATTAAAGGTAAAAATATGAAACTAGCACTTGATATTAGAAAAGAAATATCTAAAATGACTGGATTATATGCGGCTCAAAAAGTAGATATTACATCAGGTGGTGAAGTTATAACTGAAATAAAACTTATTCAAATAAAAAGTAAAGATGATTTAGATGGCGGAATTAACGATTAAACAGACACCAGTGTTTAATTGGAACTTTGATGCCTTAAATAATGATGATATTAGATTTATAATAAATCAAGGAGGAAGTAGAAGTTCTAAAACTTATTCACTATGCCAGATGGTTATAGTTTATTGTTTAACCACACCTAATAAGATGGTTTCAATTATCCGTAAGACATTTCCTACTTTAAGAGGAACGGTGATGCGCGACTTCTTTGAAGTAATGAACGAGTTAGGTTTATATAATCAATCATCACATCATAAGACAGAAAACATTTATAACTTTCCTAATGGCAGTCAGGTTGAATTTTTTGGTGCAGACAACGAACAAAAACTCCGTGGTAGAAAAAGAGATGTCTTATGGATTAACGAGTCAAACGAGTTAAACTTTGAGGAATTCACTCAGTTAAATATGAGAACTGCTGATAAACTTATATTTGACTTTAACCCGTCAGAAAACTTCCACTGGTTATATGACCTTATATCAAGAAAAGAAAGTTTATTAATACACTCAACCTATAAAGATAATCCTTTCTTACCCCTTTCACAAGTAAAAGAAATAGAAAACCTTATAATGTATGATGAAAGTTATTATAAGATATACGCATTAGGTGAAAAAGGAACTGGTAGAACCACAATTTATACACACTGGAAGTATTACGAACATTTACCAGAGGTTAAAGATACAATATACGGATTAGATTTCGGTTTTAACCATCCAAGTTCTTTAATAGAAATACATTTAACTGATAATAACTTGGCTTATGTAAAACAAATCATATACAAAGAAGGCCTAACCTCATCTGATTTAATTAGAATAATGGACGAACTACAAGTATCTAAAAAGAAAGAGATTATATGTGATTATGCCAGACCTGAAATTATAGAAGACCTAAGAAGAAAGGGTTATAATGCTAAAAACGCCATCAAAGATGTTAAAGATGGTATAGATTCAGTAAAATCAACAGGCTTATTTATACACAAAGAAAGTTTAGACCTAATAAAAGAAATTAGTTCTTACAAATGGAAAACAAATGGTGATATAACATTAGATGAACCTGTAAAAGTTTATGACGATGCATGCGATGCTATGAGGTATGGTATTCATTATTGGAAATCTAAAAATAAAAGAGGTGATAATAATGTTTATAGAATTAGGTATTAAAGTTTGTTAGATGAAACAAGATACACTATTTTTTATATAATATAGTATGAAAGAATTAGTTAGTATAACAGGTGATAATGGCATATTAGAGCAATGGTTTAATGGTAAAAGATATAGGTGTTATGAAGGTAGAAATTACTTTACTAAACATAAATACTCACTACATGTAGATGTTTGGATATTTTTTAATGGTGAAATACCAGATGGATATGAGATACACCATATAGATGAAAATACACATAACAATAATATACAAAATCTTGAAATTATTAAAAGCGGATTACATCAAAAAATTCACTCACTTAAAAGATTTGAAAGTAATAAAGAGTGGTTTTTAGATTTTCAAAAAAAAGGTGTTCAATCAGCAAAAGAGTGGCATTCAAGTGAAGATGGAATTAAATGGCACTCAGAACATGCTAAAAATAGTTGGAAAGACAGACAATACATTACAAAAGTTTGTAAAGAGTGTGGTAAAGATTATCAAACAAGGCATGTAGGTAAGTCATTTTTCTGCCACCTTAATTGTAGAGCAAAGAATAATAGAAGAAATAGAAACGCTATTAGAAAAAGTATAGTTAAAGTATATTATAAAAAATGAAACAAAGATGATGAAAGAATTTAAAATTGGAAAACAAGAGTTTAAGATGCCAACTCAGTGGAGTGAGATTACCTTAGCCACTTATGTAAAAATGGCAGAGTTAGATGAAAAGAAAGAGGATATAGGTATGGCAGAGTTATACTTATTGAAAGTTATAGAAGCACTATGTGGTGTTGAAGAAGGTGATTTAGATGATTTAACATTAGAGGGTGTAAATGAATTATCTGTTGAGGTTGGTTTCTTAAAAGAAGAACCTGCTTGGTCTAATACTAAACATATTAAGATTGAGGAAACAGATTATGTTTTCCCAACTGATTTGAATAAACTTACTATGGGTGAATATATCTCTATTAAGACATTACAAGACGCACAAACAACTAAAAGTGGAATTATACCTTACATATTAGCCATCATATTAAGACCCGGCAGATTAGAGTTAAATGATGAAACTGGTAAAGAGGAGTGGGTGCAAGATAAGTTTAATGTTGCTAATTTAGAGTGGCGTAAAGATTTATTTATGAAACAACCTGTATTTGATTTGATGGGGCCAGTCACTTTTTTTTTAAATGGGAGTGGAGCCTTTACAACCAATACAAAGGACTCTATTCCCGTAGTATAAAGGCTGATAATGTGAGATTAGGTGCTGTTCAAATGGATAGTAAGTGGGGTTGGGTAAGTATGGTTGATAGATTAAGTAATAGTGATATAACAAAACACGAGCAAATCTATGAATTAAACTATATAGAGTGTCTAAATGTTCTTTCCTATTGGAAAGAAAAAGATGACTATATGAATGAAATGAATAATATAAAAAATAATACAATAAGATAATGGCTAATAATACTTTATCAGTAAATCAAATCATATCTATATTTAAGGATTTATCACTTCGTCAAGAAATGGTTATGGATTTTGGTTATGGACCTTCTTACAATATAGGTTCAGAAAGACCTATGTTATTTCCTTATATTTGGGTAGAACAAAGCACAAGTCAAACCCTAAGATCAGAAAACGGATACAAAGAAAACTTATTTAGTTTAACCGTATATTGTATGGATAAGATTAATCAAGGTGATAATAATTACCAAGAGATTTTATCTAATACTCATTACATATTAGACACTATGATTTCGGAAATAAGCCAACATATATTCTATGTTGATATGAACCTTTCTATTGATGGTGATATTACTATGGAACCTGTATTAGAAGGTAATGATGATAATGTAAATGGTTGGCAGTGTGAGATTACTTTTAAGGTGCCTGTTAGATATACTTATTGTAATTCACCTATTGAACCTATATCAGGTTATGAAACTCACTTACAAAACTCTATTGATGTTTGGAGATTAGTAGGACCACAAGGAGCAACTGGTGCTAATGGCTCATCAGGAACATCAGGTTCCTCTGGCTCATCAGGTAGAGATGGAACTTTTCTTGGATCATCAGGAACATCAGGTTCAAGTGGTTCATCAGGTTCATCAGGAAGAGATGGAACTTTTCTTGGATCATCAGGAACTTCTGGCTCATCTGGATCATCAGGAAGTTCAGGTTCTTCGGGCTCATCAGGTAATAATGGAACTTCAGGTTCATCAGGCACATCAGGTAATAATGGAACTTCTGGTTCATCAGGACAAACTATAAACTATATTTCTAATTCAACAGATGTGGTGCCTTACTCAACAGGAACAAAGTTGTTTAACATAACTTATTCAGGTGGTTCTATTGGTTATACAAATGGTATTGCCCTAATAGTAGTTGATGCTAATGATTCTAATAACTTTTTATTAGGTAAGATTACTTCATTTGGATCTACTTATGTTTATATTGATGTTGTTTCTGTAAATGGAACAGGAACTAATAACAACTGGGTCTTAAACTTATCAGGATTAAATGGAACTTCTGGTGTTAATGGAACTTCAGGTTCATCAGGAACAAGTGGTTCTTCGGGTTCATCAGGAACAAGTGGATCATCAGGTTCATCAGGAACTTCAGGCTTAAACGGCTCATCAGGAACTTCAGGCTTAAACGGCTCATCAGGAACATCAGGTCAAAATGGCACATCAGGTTCATCAGGAACATCAGGTATAAGTATTACAGGACCAACTGGTTCTTTTGCCGGTGCCACAATTGATATGAAAGCAGGAACGGCAAGTGGTGTTAATTTTACAGGAACACCTTTATACTATGATGTTAGTTTTGCTTCTGTATTCGGAACAATATATTCGGTTAATGTAGAAAGTCCAGCAGTAAGAGATTGGAGTATATCTAATAAATTATTAACTGGATTTAGAATAGAAAGTAATTCAACAACAACTTTTCCTGAATTAGTTTATTGGAATGCTGTTGAAATAGGTTCAGGTTTAATAGGTGCTATTGGAGCAACAGGAGCATCTGGATTAAATGGTTCTTCAGGTTCATCAGGTATAAATGGTTCATCGGGCACATCAGGTGCTAATGGCTCATCAGGTTCTTCCGGCACATCAGGTTTAAGTGGTTCATCAGGAACTTCCGGCTCAAGTGGTTCATCAGGAACTTCAGGTAAGGCAGGAACATCAGGTTCTTCTGGCTCAAGTGGCTCATCAGGTTCAAGTGGCACAAGTGGCAAAGATGGTTTTAATGGTATAAATGGTTCATCAGGAACATCAGGTTCTTCTGGTTCATCAGGAACTTCTGGTTCTTCTGGTTCATCAGGAACTTCCGGCTCAAGTGGTTCATCAGGAACTTCAGGTAAATCAGGAAGTAGTGGATCATCAGGAAGTTCAGGAACTTCCGGTTCAAGTGGCTCAAGTGGCTCAAGTGGAACCTCAGGCTTAAATGGATCTGCTGGTTCATCAGGAACATCAGGCTTAAATGGAACAAGTGGATTAACTAATACAAGTTCTAATGGTAATGTTTTTTATTCTATAAGAAAAGGATTTGCAGGAAGTGAATTTTCAGCATTTCCAGAAGAGCCTTACGGCAGCACAGATACAACACAACAATCAGGTCCAAATCCATATCTTATTATACACCCTATTATACCAGCAACATCATTTACATTTTCAGCAATAAATATAGGCGTTCAAACATTAGGAATTACAACAAGATTATACATTTATGATAATTCAAATGGAGCACCTAATAATCTATTATATTCAACTGGTGATATAACATCAGCATCAACTGGTAAGAAAACGGCAACAATAAGCGGTGGATTAACAGCAGGAAATATGTATTGGTTAGGAACAAGAATATCTGGTGGTTCAGTAGGAGCAATATATAATCAGGCTCAAACAAATCCTATATGTATAGGACATGATCCATCAGGAATTCCCGGCAGGTCAGGAGATGATTATTTTTGTTATGATAAGGTAATTACAGATGGATCATATCCACCATCAGTATTTATACCCGGCACAACGGCTAATCTTAACACATATGAAAAAGCAATCGCTTGGACTTTTACAATAAACTAAAAATATAAAATAATAATATGGCAACTTATTCAGTAAATAACATAAAGATAGATAATGGATTATTTTTTACTCCGGGTCCAACAGCAGGATATGTTTTAAGCATTAATAGTAGTGGTTCAACAACTTGGATTACACCTCAATCAGGTTCATCAGGAGCATCAGGTTCATCAGGAACTTCTGGTGTTAATGGGCAGAACGGTCAATCATCATCTTTGTTTTTATATAAAGCAAAGGCAAATTCATATACAGGTAATCCTGGTAATTCTTTTATTTTATGGAATAATGCTACTCAAACAGGAGCAACGGCTATTCATATTAACCATCTAACACAGAACAATTTAGATATAGATATATTCTTAGCCCTAATTAGACAAGGAAGTAATTTAACTATTCAACATCAAACTAATTCGGCTGATTATCAAACTTGGGATGTAAATGGCACACCAACATTAGTATCAGGTGCTGATAATTACTGGATAGTTCCTGTCAGTTTAATAAATTCAAATATATCATT